ATTAGGATAATCTTTAAAAAATAAATCTAGATTCTGGCGAATATGAGGAGCAGAAATAATCTTCTTGCCGTTTCTGCTAAACATTCCATCTTTTGTTACAATACAACGAATACCATCAAGTTTAGGTTGGCTATAAACTGGATATTTAATTTCGTGATCTTCGTATTTTTGTGCAAGCATTGGCTCAAAGTATTGAACCTTATTAATATCTTTAATAGATTCAAAGTAACCAGATTCTAATTTCTTCTTGCGTTTTGCTTCTGCTTCTTTGATTGCTTGTTCTTCTGGAGTAGTAGCATTTGATCTGCCAGCATTTTTAATATCACAATCACTCCAGTTATTTGTTATTTTATTATCGCTATCAGTATGACCAGAGATCGTTCGGTATTGATTGCCTTTTACCTCGATAGTCCACTCTTGGACTTTGCCAGTTTTAGTCTTTTTATAAATTGTAGGTAATTTCATAGTCTCAGTTTATACTGGACTAGCCAACTTGTCAAATTTTATTTTTTTTTGATTTAGAAGGACTTGCAACTTTCAATAAACTCCAACTACCATCTTTGTTATCTTGCCAATCAATCGTATCACCGATTTTCCATCCCATTTTATTCATTAAAGAATCTGGTATCTCAATATACTGGTATCCATCTTGCTCTTTAACTTTAAGAATGTGTGGTTTTTTCATCTTGGCGTTAAAATGTTTATTAATTTTCTAATACCTTTCCATTGTAACCAATTCAAGAATCTTATGATATGATTTATTCCAGCAGAAAGTTTCCATTCAACAAGATTCATAGTCTTAACATAATATTTAAAATAAAAACTATAAACTGGACATCTCATTTTTCTTTCGTGATCGTCTAATTGTTTTTTAAATTTTTCATCTAATTCTATTCTTGTTCCAGATGAATTTTTTTCTATGGGCTTAATTAAGGATATTTCTGTTAGTAGACCTTCAACTACGACACATTTCCAATCTGGAAACCAATCATAGCTTTCTTTATCTTGACCAAGAACATAAGTTCCAAAAGTAAATGTTCCAGTATAATCATCTCTAAATACTTCTTCTTCGCTATCTTTTACCAATTTATTCTTATTAAAAAATTCACCAAATCTGCTACCATCTTTTACATAATCTGGATTATCTTCCCAATGGCTAGTTATTTTTAATTCATATAATCTATAATCACGGATAATATAAGTAGCCATTACATTATCTTCTAACTCTTTTGTTTGAAATTCTTCTTTCTTAAAGTCAATGTTAAGAGCTTTTAACTCGTCATTAAGAGGTAAATCTTGCTCGACCTTGATATAATTAAACATTCCCATATACTATATTATATGCTAATTTTATGTATTGTCAAGTTTTACCAATGATGAATTGCATTTATAATAAGCACAATATTAGCTATCACACCTAATATAACAATAAACATTTCATATAACTTATGTGTCATAGTTTATTTTTTAGATCAACTTCCGTAAAAAAAGTTTTTTCTATTTCCTCTTGCTATCTTGTGACCTTTATAAGTCTTACCAAACGAACTTCTATTTCCACCAATACCCATAAAACGATTACGAACTACTTTTTGTAATTCTTTATTATATAAATCTGGATTGTTTGTTTTACAAAAACGCATCCAAGAATTATCTTGAAATTCTTTTTCTACTTGTTCTTGGATTTTACCTTTAGTATGCCATTTATTCATAGTTTAGCAAAAGATTGTTCTTTCATTTTTAATTCAAAATCTACATCTATATTATCATAACCATAAGTATTTGGCAAGTTTTTTGCGTAGTCTGCGTGTTTGCGTGGATTCTTGTGACCATCAATGCTTTCGGAGTAATGAAATAGTGGAGTATGATTGCCCCAAGTAATTCGTGCAAGATGAAATGCTTGTTCCTCTGATAGATTATCTGGATGGCATTTGTGATGAAGATAATCGAAGGTAATAGGAATATTAGATACAGAATGAAAATACTTCATAAGTTTCTTAACTGACCAGCAAGTATCTTTATCATCATTTTCTATTACTAATCTAGACTTAACATCATCTGATAGTCTTTGAAAGTTGCTCATAAACTTTTTAACTATATCATTTAGATTGCCCTTGGAATTATGTATGTGCATATTCATAGGTGCATCATAGTTTAGTGGACAACCAATTTGCGTCATAAACCAACCATAGTGATTTAATTCTTTGATTGTTTTAGTGATTGCATTTTCATTATCACTTGCAAGAACATTAAATTCACTAGGATGGCAAGATACTCTTACATTCCTAGATTGAATAAGATTTTTGATAGTATCAAATGATACTAATATCTTATGATAGTCTGGTAAATCTTCTAGCTTTACATTAGCTTTGTCATAAGTAATAAGAGGAAATAGATCAGAAGAAATTCTGTAAGTATGATTATGGTCTGCACAATACTTTATGTATTGATATGTAGTTGTCATATTGTTTAATATTCTAGAAGAAAGAGTAGATAACGCTTCTGATCTAGACATAGCAGAGAAACGAGCATAAGTCATAGTATTGAACTTGATAGGATTATCTTGTTCAGTTAGACTTAATACAATACAACAAACTCCTTTTCTCATCATTCAAATATAATATAAGTTATAAAATTTGTCAATTATACTTTCTCAAAGAATCCAAAGCTATTTAACCTTGTTGTGCCGTGGAACTTATATTTGATGGTAAAACTTTCTGGCTCAATAATAGATAAGAATTTCTTACCTTCTTCTGTTTCATACAAATAATAATCTTGACCTATGATACATTCTATTCTGCACTCAAAACTATCAACAAAAGTATTCCATTCGTGAAGCGAAACTAACGCATCATATTCTGCCTTAATTTCTTCTAATCTGGTTTCTATTTTTTTATTTAGATTTAAATGTCTAACTTGTTGTAGCTTACCAAGATCAGCAAGTTCAATTTTTGGAGCAGAATATTCGGCTATGTAATAAGAACTTGCCCGATTTTCTAGGACTCTTTTCGGGTCTGTCATCTGTAAATGTATGTGGATGAACCATCTTTGTTTTTTAATTCTTTTTTAATCAACGACTTATCTTTATCATCTGACCAGATTATACTATCAAAGTTTTGCTTAAACCTATTAGAGAAACAATTTCTTGGTTTATCTCCCTTTCCAGCCCCATTATTTGCACTTTTTTCATTCATATATTTGACTTTTTTCTGTTAGCAAATACGACTCTCTATATTTGAGATTTATTGATTCACAAATATAGCTATATTTGGAACATTTCTATTCACAAATACAGCTATATTTGGGATTTTTCTATTAGCAAATATTACTTTTTGAAATCGCCAAGATCACGATCAAAAGAAAACTTGCCAGTCTTTTCTACAAGAGTATCGTAAGTTTCTTCTGTACAATCTGCCATTGTAGTAAAAGGTGAGATTACTGCAAAGATACCAAATGCACCAATTGTTGCTGCGGTTGAGATTGGACGAACAAATACTAGATCTCCAGCAGATAGAAAACCATCTGCTACTGGAGTAGACTCTGCTTGAGTGCCAGTATCAGCCAATCCTAAAGAAGCACAAAATAGTGCGATTAATGCTAGTGTCTTAATTTTATTCATATTGGTATATTATATATGGTTATTATGGTTTTGTCAACTATATTTGGCATTTTTTCGTTAGCAAATATGATATTTCGGAACGAGTAGGATTCGAACCTACGGATGGAGTGAACCATCGGAAGTTTAGTAAACTTCTGCTTTAGACCACTCAGCCATCGTTCCAAACTGCCTAACTAGGATTTGAACCTAGAACATCTTCATTAACAGTGAAGCGCACTACCCTTGTGCTATTAGGCAAAATCTTAATTATTATTTTCTGCGACACCATTAATATGACTTTTAATTAAATTATAAATTCTTACCTCTTCTGGATTAGCTTCTCTTTCGACCTTGTCTAAAGAAGAAAAAGCGTATTCCTTTAATTGATGATGCTTAAATCTATACAATTTATTTCCACCATTAGTATGAGAGTATTCTATATGTCTAAATGGTAAATCTTCACCCTTTATTTTATAAAGTGTGCCTAGTTTAAGGTTCACCTCTTCTGGAGGAAAAACTCCATCAATAAAATTTAAAATTTTTATCCAGTTCATATATTTTCTTTCTGTTCACTCCTGTATTTTTCTAAATTTTTAAGCCAAAGTTTAAAATCTCCATTCCATTTTTTACTTCCTACATGAGAACAAGTCATTTCATCATCAAGATAAATCTTTTCTCCAGAATCTTGCCATTTTTTGCAGAAATAAACATCCTCACTATAAAATTTTCCATCTACAATAGATGTTTGGAAAACATTTCTATTATCTTTTTGCTTTTCAGAGTCGTAAAGTTCACTAGTTTCCCAAATCTTTTTAATCGCTCTTTTACTTAACCTTAAAAATCCAGTTCCAATACTATCAACTTCTAATAGACCAGTATCCTTGTCTCTAGGTATTGGCCATTGTAAACATTTTATATTATATAACTCAATATCGCTTTTTTTTACAACTGGACACCCAACAAAATCTACTGGATGTTGAAGTAGTCTTAGGAATTGCTCTGGTTGCCATTCTTGATCGGAATCAATAAAAACTAAATCATCTAAGTCATTAGTATATGCCATTTTAAAAATATCATTTCTAGCTACTTGAAGAATGCTTTCATAACATAGTTGGACTGGAAAAACTTGAATTTGATTTTGTGAGCATAATCCGACAGTGTTTAAAACAGAATGCAAATACACAACCTCTACTCTGCCATCGTGACAAGGAGTGCCTAATAGGACTCTTCTTGTTTTCGTGTTTAATTTAGCTTCTTCGTTTACCATTCTCAATGGTCGAATATCGTTAGACTTTTTCATTAGCGTTTGTTTTTTCGATTAGATTTCTTTTTTGGTTTTACATATTTCCAAACTTTACCATTTATATCTAGGTCAACGCTCCAAAGCATAATTTTATTATATACTTTAAATCCATATCCATCGCCCCATTCCATAGTCGTTCTGCTTATAATATCACCAATATAATATAAAATTTTAGATAGCAGAAGTCTCATATATTATATGATATATTGAATATTCACTTTTGTCAAATATAAACTTGTTATTAAATATAATTAAAGGTATAATAATTTCAATGCGTAAATGCTTGAATTGCCAAGGAAATATTCCAAATAAGATCGAACATAATGGTAAAACAATAAACACTCAAAGAAGGAAATATTGCACAACTTGCTCTCCAATTGGTAGTCATAATACGAGTAAAATACATTTACCAAAAACATTAAACAAAACATCTGCAAAAAATTATCAAATAATGAACCAAGAAGAAAAGAAAGCTTTCAATAAGAAACATTACAAAGAAAGCTGTAAAAAAAGAAGAGATGAGAGAAAAAGAGATTTAGTAGAAACTTTTGGAGGAAAATGTACTATATGTGGATATGATGAGAACATCCATAATCTTCATTTTCATCATTTAGATCCAACCTTAAAAGAATTTGAGGTTAATACAAAAAACTTATCTAGTAAAACTTGGGAGAAAGTTCTTAAAGAAGCTGAAAAGTGTGTTCTAGTTTGTGGTCATTGTCATACTAATATACATTATCCACAGGGTAAAAATTGGAAGAATAGATGAGCCAGAAATCGGATTCGAACCGATGACCTACGGTTTACAAAACCGTTGCACTACCGCTGTGCTATTCTGGCGTTTTCAACTCTAGCTCTTAATTCGCTAGATGAAAATACATGCTTTCTTTTATGATAATGTATTTCAATTCCATTATCAAGACAATATTGTTTTGCAGTAAATTCTTTATTGATATACTCTTCGCTTAAGAATCTAATATCTATTTTTTGAGTTTTAATTAATTGTTCAAGATCATATTCAGTATTATATAATAAGATTTCATCTACATATTTACAGGCTTGAAGTTGAACATATCTTTCATAAACACTTTGAACGGGTTTGTTTTTAACATCTGGTCGATCAATAGTCGGATCAATTTGAAGTCCAACTTTTAAATAATCACATAAATCTTTTTCCATTCTTAACATCGTTACATGTCCAGCGTGAAATAAATCAAAACTACTACAATTAAATCCTATTTTCATATAACATTAAGATTTGCGTGGTTTTTTATTTATATATTTATTTACTTGAGCTTCGACTTCTGCTAAATTCTTATATTCTATTTCACTTTTAGCTATTAAATTTTTTATTTTATTCATTGTTATTTTAATTTCTTCTTCTGTCTCTGGACTCCAAGGTAAAGAGTTTAAATGATCCATCTTTTTAAATTGTTCTTCAGCATTTTTCTCTAAAAATTCAGAAGATGCTAAAGTAATTTTAGCTTTTTCTATAAGATCTAAAAACTCATTCATTTTCTAATCTTTGGCCTAAATTGAATAAGAACGTCTTTACCATAAACCTCAAATGAAGCTAAAGAAAAACCTTTACGATCTAAAATTCTACATAGTTCTTCGTAATATTTTCTTTTCAAGTATACTGCTATAACATTCTCTTCGTGAACACTAACGCCATATTGGTCGCTAAATTCTGAGCACAAAGCTAACGCTTCTTCAGTGTTGCTCACATTTTGAATTACACTATTCATTTAGATTTTATTGAATACAGTTCTGGTTTAGCTGTGATTTTATTTAAGTATAGTTTAGCTCTTGCTAGTCCTTCTTTACTATATGGGAAAACTCCATATTGGAAATTATCTTTTTTTGATATTAGCAAATAATACTTCTTCTTTTTTGCTCCAATTTTTTTCTTTGTTGTATTTTTTTTCTTAGGCATGTGTTATGTACTCCATTAAATTTTTCCATTCATCTTTTGTAAATCCAGTTCTACTAGCTTCTGCCACATATAAAGAGTTTCTTGTCCACCACTTATCTTCGTGAATAACTGGATCTTCTTCCATTTCATTCATCCATTCTAATACATATTTTGTATTATCGCTTCTAGACTTTGGAATTGGCATTTGATCAAGTTTTGCATAATAAATATCCATTAATTCATTTAACTTTTTATCAGCTTTATCTTTTCCAAAAAGACTGGCTATCTTATAAAGTCTTTCTTTTGCTTCTTCTTTACTTGGCCCTTGTTGCATCGTTTACCTTTTCATTTAGAAAACTAATAAACTCACCAAAGGTTTTCATTCCATTTTTCATCTCTTCTATTTGTTTAGCGTTTTGAATTAACCAGAAATCATATTTATCTTCTATTTCAGAAGCGATAGATAATAACGCAAAAGAATCTAGGTTCAAATCTTCTAGAATAGTAGAGTCATTAATTTTTACGCCTTGATTTTCTTTAAGAAGCTCTTTACGGATTAACCCTTTAATAAATTCGTTATCTACTGTTTTCATATTAATATTATATTAAATATTCTCCTTATCTCCAGAAAATACTACATCACAATAAGTTTTTAATTCTCTAGATATATACTCTTTCATATTATCAAAATCATTAAACTTAATAAAATTAGGGCCAAGTTCATTATCTAGTCTTATTTTAAATATATTTAATTCTTGTAGAATATCACATTTATTAATAATCAATTTATTTGTTCCAGATATTCTTACGGCATCTAATAATCTATTAAAATTAAGCCAATTAACAAGCCTTTTTCTTCCAGTAGTTGTTCCATATTCTTTACCTAAATCTATTACTTTATTTAATTCTTCATCTAGCCATAATGATTCTGGAAATAATGGATCAACTCCGCTTTTAGTATCATAAATTTTAGCTACCCCAATAATATCTCTTATCTTTTTAGGACTAAAACCTAAAGAACAAGCAGAATATGGTAAAGTTTCACTACTTGTAACATAAGGATAATCGCCATAATTTAAATCTAACCAAAAACTTTGAGCCCCTTCGCAAAGGATATCACCATCAAACTCTCCATTCCAAATATACTTTTTATCTAAATAATCTTTAGCAAGTTTGCCTATCCTTAATGCTTTGTCAGAATAGCATGGAGCAATTCCTTGACCAGTTGTGCCAAGTTTTGGTTTTAAAAATTTGAGATCATATTGAATATGTCTTTCAGTAATGATATGAGTTTTTGGGCTAACTTTAATTAAAGATGTATCAAAACCTTCCTTTGAGAGATATTCTATTTCATCGAAAAACTTATCAATATTGATAACGCAATTTGGACCAATAATTGATTTTTTATTATGAAATATTCCAGAAGGAATAACATGTGTTTTATATTTTTTACCATTTAAATAAACTGTGTGACCCGCATTCGGGCCACCATTCCATCTACATACATAGTCATATTTACTAGATAAAGCATTAGAGATTTTACCTTTACCTTCATCTCCCCAGCATAAGCCAAAGATGATGTCTACTGCGTTAATCATTACTCGCAGTTATACAATCTACTTGGGCTTCTTACATCAAATATAGAAACATTCTGTTCTTTTTTATCATTAAAGATATTTAAAGTTTCGTGATCAATAACTTTATTTACTAATCCACAATATCCTTCTTGAGTAAGACTATTTGTAATAACAAATACTTTCTTACCGATCATTCTTTTTAGAATGTTTGCTTTTGTTTTATTTAATGTTGCGTCCATATTTATATATTATCCTATATTTTAACAAAAGTCCAGATCTATTTTACCTTTTTTATTAATTGTGACATAACTGCATTTTTCTTCGCAAAAGCTACCAGTATTTATATAGTTATCAGATATTTCTGGTATATGAGTATGACCACAAATTATCTTATCATATCCATTGAGCTTTATGTATTTTATTGCATTTTTTTTGACATCAGAGCTTTTCTCTACAAAGTCATTTGTTTTATTCTTAAAGATTCTAAAAAAATCGTCTGCGTAGGGCGTGTATTTTCTGATAAAATAATAGCATTTAATTATGATATTAGTAATCCATTTGTATTTTGTAAAGTATATATCAAATATATCTCCATGAACAACCAAGATTTTAGTTTTATTATATTCTAAAACATAATCATTCTCGCATTTAAAACCTAATAAGATACTCATGAATTCGGCTTTAAGAAAACAATGATTGCCAATTAAGTATATGATTTTACATTGCTTCGAAAGTTTCCTTAATTTTGAAAGAACTTTCCAATGTTCTTTTTTGAGTCTATGCAAATTATGATGATCAAATAAATCTCCAGCAATAATAATTTTATTGGCTTTAATGTTCTTTAAAACTTTTAAAAGTTTATCTGGATGACAATCTTTTGAACCCAAGTGAACATCTGAAAAAATCAAAACATCAGTTTTCATTACTAAACCTTCATATTTAAAACGATTGCTGTAGCGTATTCTTTTTCATGACTTATTGATACACATGCTTTAATTTTTTTACCTTTTATATAAATGAATGGTTTATTATTCTTAGTTAAAATTTCTATTTCTTTATTAACGTATGGTAGTCCAGCCTTAAAAGCTGCTTCTTTTGCTGCCCATTTTCCAGCTAACTTTTGATGTATATTTGATTCAGTTGTCTCTGCAATTTCTTTATCTGAAAATATTTTACTAAAAAAAGAATATTTTTTATTTATGAATCTATTGACTTCTACTATATCTATACCAATCATAATTATTTGCCATGAGCGAAAGCTTCATACATGTTATTTGCTGTGGTTCTTACTGCTATTATTTTACCAGTCCATAATCCTCCACGCATTTCTTCAATAGTTCTAAATCCAAGATAGCTCATAGTGCTTCTTAAACCATTTGCAAAATCATAAACCACATCTTCTATTGATTTATTTTCAATCAAAGGAATCATAGTTTTGTCTCCTTCTACAAAAAGATTTTTCTTGCTTCCATCATATAGCTCGTAATCCTCAACAACATCTTTACTAGCCATACCTCTATATACTGCAAATCTTTTACCATCTTTTTCTATTATATCTTCTTCATCAACGACATCACTTAATCCTGCAAATATTCTTCCACAAATTACTCCATCAGCACCACTAGCAATAGCCTTGGCTAAATCTCTTGGATTCCTTATGCCACCATCAGCTAAAATGCTTGGTCTATTTTCTTCTTTTGGATTTTCTTGTCTAAAATGATCTAAATTAGCTAATTGATAATTTCTTATAGCATTCCAAGCGTAAGATAAACCAGTAACACTTGGACAACCAATCCCAGTTTTAATCTGAGTCAAACACATACTTCCTGGCCCAATGAGATGTCTAAAACCATCTGCTCTTAAGTTTGCTAACCTATGAACACTTGCTTTAGTTAGTGTGTTTCCGACTATAATATCTTGTTTATATTCAGATTGTTTGTACCATATTAAAAAATCTTCAACACTCTTGGCTAAACCATTGGCTGTATCTAAAAAGAAAATATCAGTATATTTTGATAATGTTTCAATTCTTTGTACTGAATCTTTTAGTCCTATGGCATTAATACAGAAATTGCTTTGATCTTTGATGATCTTTGCTTTTCTAGCTTGTTCTTCTGCACTCATAAATCTATGAAGTACTCCTGCTCCACCAATTTGATTTATTTTTATACAAGACTTGACGGATGATACTGTATCCATTGGAGATAGTACAATTGGAATATCAATATATTTATTTTTTGATATTTTCGTAATTGTACTTACTTCTTTTCTTGAAGAAATATCAGAGAAATTAGGCAGTAATGTAATATCATCGTATCCTAAAGCTTCTTGAAATTCAATTTTCATATTAAAATTCTAGTAGTGATCCGTCTTTCCTTTTAATCTGGATGATTTTAGCATTTTCTTCTGATTTAATCTTTTGAATTTCTTCTTGTGTTAAGTATTTATCTAAATGGTCTTTGATTAGATCAAGATAGCTTTTATGATTCTTATTGCATGGGCAGTCTGGATTTTCTCCAACTTTTTGATATATATCAGCATAAGCTTTAAGCTGAGAATCGTTGCCTTTTAGGTTATAAGAATGAACCATTACTACTAATTCCCAATGATTTTCAATCAGAAGAATATCGTTATTTGGATTAATTTCGCTCATATTTTGTTAATATATTGACTATCTTATAGTATATCATACTTGAGGTATAAATTAAAGCAAAAAATTTATAACCTACAAAAAAACTTGTGATAATTGAAATCCAAAAATTCAAGCAAAATGGACAAGTCAATAGTCTGACTACAAAAGAATCATAATTTAAACTTAAGAAATTTATAAAATTCATATCTAGACCAGATTTTAATGAATTATTATAAGAAGAAATAATCTTATTAAGATAAGGGAAGTTTCTAGAATATTCTATGAATGCATTAGTCTTAAACCAAATTAATAATATAACTACATTGAAGAATGAAATTAAAAATGCTTCAGTCATTATTCTGGATTTTCTGCACAATAAGAAGACTTACGATCTGATCTTAAACTTTTGCTGTAGGTATAACTAGAACTTGTATTCATTTCAGATGGACTACTAATTGTTTGTTTTGTTTGTGAATAGCTTGAGGTTGTTTGCAATTTAACTGCAGATGGATTTTGTTGTTTTGTATAAGAATAATCTTTAGTTTCGCTTCTCCAATTTAAATCAGATATGTATCTATCTGGAAATTGATTAGGATAAACGCTATTTGTTCCATAAGTTCTGTATACTCCCCATTGTTGAGAAGATGTATATGTATTTTGTTTACGCACTATATATGTGGGAAAAATTCTATGAAAAATTGTATTAGTATTTAAACTATCATAAAGCCAATACTCGTTATCGTTCATTTTTCTAATAGTTGAAGATGGAAACTGCCTTGGATAAACGCTATTTGTTCCATATGTTCTTGTTATAGTGGCTTCTTCTCGTTGAGCAAATGCTAATGAAGTAAATAAAAATGTTAATATTAATACGTATTTCATTCTTGTTCTCCTTTAAAGGTAAAGCTATGGATTGGCGATAAAATCATATTTGCTATCTTATCTCCAATATAAATATCTATTTTCGCTCTTTCACCTAGAAATCTTTCACTATCGGTCATCATAAATGGGCTTTTGGGTATATTAACATTTGTTACCATTAATAGCAATTCTTTTTTTTCTTGAGGCATTATAATTTCTTGAAAGGCATATAGTCCATTTCTATTATAGTTTTCTTTTCTTGGAACAATTAATCCAAAGTATCCTTCTGGAACTTCTACTTCTATAAAAGTTTTGATAAACTTTCTTTCTCCTGGATATATATAACATCTTTCACCACTTGAGATGCTATATAATGCATTTTTATATTCGCTTGTTGGCTTCTTACCTTTATTGTGAATGGATTTGAATTTAACTTCTTGGCTCATATTTTTTAAGTTTTATATTGTGGAACTTTAGTATTTCATATGCAGATTGATCATTCTTGTAATCTTCTAAATATATAACTTTTTCTATTCCATAAGAAGCTATATTTATTGCACAGCAAGAGCAAGGTAGAAGAGTTGAAGCCAGAATATATGGGTGGTCATATCTAGTAATACAAGATAATGCATTAGTTTCTGCATGAATTATATATTTTCTTCTATTGTCTCTATCGTTCCAAAAATCATTATCTCTTTCATCTTTAGGCCTAATACCATTGTATCCAAGACTTAAAACTCTTCCATTTTTATCTAGAATACATACGCCTACTTTTTGGTAGGGATCTTCTGATCTTTGGCTTACTACTAAGGCTAAATTCATAGCCATATCTTCAAAAGACATTCTATTCATTTTGTTTTAATTGACATTCCAATAAATACCAAAACACCTAAAATAACGCTCATTGTCATAATCATGATTATACTAAACTTTTCTAGAAAAAGCAAGTTTTCTTTATATAATATTATATTGATGACTATTGTTGAGGCAGCTAATAAGCTATTAGAGTATTTCGCAAAAAATGAATCATTCTCTTTAGAGGAAAACTACAAAGATATTATACTTATTTCCGAAAATCCAGAAGAAACAAAAATCGCTTTCATACTAGCTTTAGAAGATCTCGAAAAGAGTGATTTGATTAAAAGCCATCAAATAGGTAAAAAGAAAATATATATTCTTAAAAAACCTTTAAATTCTTATGATCAAAGCGTAACTCTTGGTGGTTTTACTTGCAATATGATTTCTCAAGTGATCAATGATTTTTGTGATCAAATAAAAGATAAAAAAGACTATTGTGATGCAAAAAATATATCAGAAAAAGATATTAGAAATCTTATATTCTTGGCTAGCATGGTCAATAAAAAAGAAACCCCTTGACTTTAAATTTAAAATAAATTATAATTTGTTGATGCAAAATAAAATAATTGGGGTAGCTGGATGTGCTCGTTCTGGAAAGGATACTTTTTTCAATATCCTAAAAAAATATTTACCAGAAGTTGAACAAGTAGCGCTAGCTGGAGAACTTAAAAAAGACCTAGATGATTTTATTAAATCTAAGATTGGTATTTCTGTATTTACAGATGATACAAAAGAAAAAAGTTTAATTCGTGGTTTAATGGTTGAATATGGAAAAATCAAAAGACAACAAACTGATGGAGCATATTGGACTTGTCTTGCTCAGAAAAAAATTAATGAAATTTTAAGATTAGATAAAATCCCAGTTATTACAGATGTAAGATACGACATTTATCCAAAAGATGAATTTTATTGGTTAAAAAATGAAAATAATGGAATTATGGTTCATATAACTAGGATGTTTGGTGAAGATGAAATTCCACCAGCAAATGAAGAAGAATCTATTAATAATGAAAAATTAAGAAGCAAGGCTGATTATTCTATAACTTGGAATACTGTAGAACCGAGTAGTGCAGCTTATAATGATGAAAATTTAAATGAAATTGTGAAAGGTTTTATAAAATATTATGATAAATTTAGAAGATAAACCAGACGAATATTTGATAATACAAATTCAAAAGAACAATTGTGAAAAAAGTTTAGGTATTCTTATATCTAGACATTCTCCATTATGTTATAAAATATATAAGAAGTATACTCCATCTTTTAATGTAAAAAATATAGATTTGAACGAAGTATATCAACAAAAGGATTATGTAATATACAAAACTGCCATGTCTTTTAAACCAAGCAAAAATGTAAAATTCTCTACTTGGTTAGGTAATCAAATAAGATATCAATGCTTAAATACAATAAACAAAAAAGAAGATATTGTATATTTGGAACAAAAAGATTTGCAATTCTTAATTGACAAGAGCACTGATCAAACAAACGATAAATTAAATGAATTAAAGGATTATATCGTCACATTATTAGATCAACTTAAAGATCATAGGATATCTAAAATTTTTAATATGAGGTATTTCGAAGATGCAGCAAACCAAACTTGGACTAAAATTGGTAAGAAAATGAATATGAGCACTCAAAACGCTATTAATCTTCATAATAAAGGCGTTCAAATTTTAAAAAATAAATTGACAAGTAAGGATTTATTTGATAAAATATAAAAATAAGGAGACACTAAAAAACAAAATGAGCGAAACAAATAATAAAACTGATTGGTCTAAGCGTGAGCTTGGAGCATTATGGAAGAAAAAGAGTGCAACACAAACATACCTAACTGGTCATCTATCTTTTGAGGATGGTGAACGTATTAATGTAGTTGTATTTTCTAATAAGAATAAGAAGAATGAAAATGCTCCAGATTTTCGCATCTATGTTTCTGAGAAAGCACAAGGTGGTAAGCCAGTTCAAGCTGCTGCTACTTCTGCTACTCCAGTAAAGAAAGTAGTTGCTAAAGCTCCAGTAAAAGCCGTTGTTCAAGAAGAAGACGAAGATATTCTGTGAGTAAGGAAATTGCATTACATTTACCTGTCAATGCAGTAAGTTTTGGGCAGGTTTCAGTCGGTATTCTAAAAGAATTTTATAGAAGAAAACTGGAACCTTGCCTATTCCTTATAGGTAATCAAGCCGATTTAAGCGTTTATAATACGAGTTCAGATTTTAACAAATGGCTTGAAGGTTGCGTAGCTAAATCTTTGAGATATCATCAAAGGTCAACTCCTATATTTAAATTATGGCATATGAATGGCTCGTTTGAGTCTTATAGCGATAAGCAAATTTTATTAACATTTTATGAATTAGACTCTCCAACTCCAGAAGAGATTAATATATTAAAGAATAATCACAAAGTTTTAGTTTCATCTGAGTATTCGAAAAGAGTATTTGAAGACAATGGTCTTACTAATGTAGATTATCTTCCTTTAGCATTTGATTCTGATAGTTTTCATGTAAAAAATAATTCTCCTATTCTAAAAGATAGAATAACTTTTAATGTTGTAGGAAAACTTGAAAGAAGAAAACATCACGCAAAAGTAATTAAGTCTTGGGCTATGAAATATGGTAATAATAAAAATTATTATCTAAATTGTTCAATATTTAATCATTTCTTAAAGCCAGAAGATCAACAAAAGCTAATTGCTAATATTTTAGAGAATCAAAATTTCTTTAATATAAACTTCTTAGGATTTATGCCTACCAATGCTATATATAATGATTATCTTAATAGTTCAGATATTATAGTTGGTATGAGTGGTGGAGAAGGTTGGGGATTACCAGAATTTAATAGTCTTGCTCTAGGCAAGCATGGAGTTATTCTAAATGCTCACGCTTATAAAGGCTGGGCAAATGAACAAAACTCTGTATTAGTTAATCCTACTGGAAAAATAGAATCTTACGATAATCTTTTCTTTAAAAAAGATTCACCATTTAACCAAGGAAATATTTTTGATTTTAATCATAATGAATTTCTAATTGCATGCGATAAGGCTATCGAAAGAGTAAAAATCAATAGAGTAAATGAAGCTGGTTTAAAACTTCAAAAGACTTTTACTTATGAGAAGATGGTAGACTCTATACTATCTTATTTATAATGCCAGAATATTTATATCAACATCCTAAGTCTGATAAAGTAATAAGTGTTATACAGAGTATTCATGATATACATGAATATACTGATTCTAATGGGTTAAAATGGAATCGTATATATACTGTTCCTCAAATGGGAGTTGATACAAAAATGGATGGATCTATGGATTCTAAAAAATTTGCTGAAATGACTGGTAATAAAAGAGGAACTATGGGTGATCTTTTCGATCAAAGTAAAGAGTTATCAGAAGCTCGTAAAAAGGTATATGGCGGTAAAGATCCAGTTAAGCAAAAATATTGGGCTGATTGGAGTAAGAAACGAAAAGGTAAGAAACATCCTGAGATGTTCAAAGACTAAAATAAAAATTGTTTAAATTAAATTAAACAAAATTCAATTCAAGCTCTAAAGGATTTACTGGTTGACCTCTATCAAATCTTTTGATAAAGTTAGTTCCTTTGGCTGGCATATTAGCTATATAAGATTTTTTATTTTTAAAAGAAATCTTAACGTGGTCTGCTAATACAGATACTGAATCTAGATTTTTAATACTAGATTTCAATGATCTTGCAATAGCGCATCCTTGAGGATCAGCTAATGTACCTTCTTTTATATTTTTATTTGTTATCTTGATGTGTTTTTTCATTTTTAGTTTCTCGTATTGAATACTCATAATTATCACTATCTTCGGTAACCCATTTTGGGCTATTTTCAGCAGTATATATATGAGAATTTATTTTTCTTTGCAACAATGACTCATTTGGTTTTGTTGCGAAGCTAGGATCGAATACTTTTATTCTGTTATTCGGTTGTATTGCAAAATTACCATTATCAAGTTTTATAACATGTCCAGCCTTATGTTGATCAGGTTTTTGACTAAATCCAAAATTTAATTCATTATAATCACTATGAGCCCAATCAAGAGTAAACAAATAACGACCCATATACTCTTGCCCAGTCCTTCCAGTATATTTTATTACTTTATTTTCTAATAAATAAAAAGTTGTTACAGATATATGATAACTAAAACTATCCCAAAGCTCAAGTTCTGTAAGTTCCATATCTGGTGCATCTTCTTTTGAACAGAAAGCACTAATAGGAGCATGCCACCATATTCCACCATCTTCCATAAGAAAATTAAAAAGTGGAACTTGACTTGGTAAACTTGTAACGCCAAAAATTAAACATTTATATTTTTTATCAAAACTATCTTCTTGATTTCTTAGATAATTACCTCGAACAAAACATTCGATTGGAGGTATATTTGTATTAAGAAACGCCATCGTTAATTTATTTACACATTAATTGATAATCTGTGTAAATTATAGAGTAAGTATAATGTCTAAAAAGCATAAACAAAAAGAAGATAAGTCAGTTCCTGTTCCTCAAAGAGATAAAATTGAAGGCTTTTTAACTATTCGTGAATTAGAATGGACTGAAAATCAAAAGAAATTCATACAATTATTACAAGATAAGAATACCAAAATGGTACTATGTAAAGGGCCAGCAGGAACAGCTAAAAGTCTATTAAGCGTATATGCAGCTTTAAATGCTATTAATAGTAAGAAAATAGGTGAAATATTCTATGTTCGTAATCCAGTAGAAAGTTCATCTCATAATTTAGGATTCCTAAAAGGAGATCTCCATAGTAAATTAGATCCTTACCTTCAACCATTAATGGATAAACTTCATGAATTATTACCAAAGAATCAAGTAGAAATGCTCTTAAAGCAAGAGAGGGTAAAAGGATTACCAGTTGGATTCTTAAGAGGTCTAAGCATTAATGCTAGCTATATCATATGTGATGAAGCTCAAAATCTAAGTATCCACGACTTTCTATTAATTACTACTAGAATGGGTAAATTTAGTAAATTAATATTAATTGGTGATATTCGTCAGTCTGATATTAAAAATAGTGGATTTGAAGCAACTTATAATTTGTTTGATAATAAAAAAAGCGTTGATAAAGGCATACATACTTTTAAATTTGGCACAGAAGATATTATGAGAAATGATATTCTAGCTTATATTATTGAAAAATTTGAAGAATTGTCTGAATCAAGACCTCATACACGCAAATAAAATTAAGTAGAAAAAAATATATTTAGGTTGTATAATCTAAAATATGCCAAAAATATATTGTAGTTCATGTGGTAATCCAATACAGTACGCAGATACTAAACCAAATTTCTGCACTAAATGTGGATGTAATTTAGCAAGTGGGAAACCAGTACAGAATCAAGTAAAAGTTGAACCAGAGATAGAAATAATTAATAAACCTAGTATTTCTAGTCTTAATTGGGATATAGAAATAGTAAAACCAAAAGGAGAAAAACTCCAAAATTTAGCTATAGGTGAAAAAAACTCTTGTCCACAAAGAGATTCAACTCAAGTTAATCTATCAAAAGAAGAATTTTTAAGAGAATTTCAGAAAGAAGCTGGAACCCTTCGTAGGGGTAATCAAGCTCAAGATGATGATAGTGCTGATTATGATGAAGATGATGATTCGTGAAAAAACCAACATTCGAAAATAAATTTCAAGAAATAAATGTTGAGATCTACAAAAGAAAACATAAGTGGAATCTCACTTCTCTTGCTTGGATGGATTTTGATGATGTAGCTCAAATATTAAGAATACATATCCATAAGAAATGGAAGATGTATGATCCAGATCAACCTTTAGCTCCTTGGATAAATAGAATTGTTAGTAATCAAATTAAAAATTTAATTAGAAATAATTACGGAAATTATTCTCGTCCTTGTTTGAAATGTGCAGCTGCAGAAGATGAGGATCATTGCAATATTTATGGAAAACAATGCAATTCTTGTCCATTATATGCTGCTTGGGAAAAGAGCAAGAAAAATGCACATGATACAAAATTACCATTAGCTTTAGAAAATCATACAAAAGAAGTACATGAAATGGAGGATGGTAAAATTGATATAGAAAGAAGTGCTAACAATATACATAAAAAAATGCAACAAGTGCTTAAACCTACTGAATGGAAAGTATATCAATTGCTTTATATAGATCATAAAGATGAGGATCAAGTTGCAGCAAGTATGGGATACAAGACTAGCGAAAAGAATCGTGCTCCAGGTTACAAGCAAGTACAAAATATTAAAAAATCTATTATCGTAAAAGTAAGAAAATATCTTTATAGTGATGATGTAGATATATTATGACAAATATAGAACTAACAGATGATCAGAAAAAAAAGATTCTTGAAGAATGGAATTCAAGACCATCTAATCCACCATCATTAGCTGAATTAACTAAATTAATATTTGGAGAAGGTTTTGATGGACGAAGCCAAGAAGGTAAAGCAATTAAAAATTATTTAGCATCTAGACAAATTATACCTAAGAAAAGTCATGAATACGAAGCTAAAGGATTAATAGAACTAACAGAAGAACAAAAAGAATATATTAGTAATAATTGTTCAACAATGACTTCTGTTGAAATAGCTAAGATCATATTTAAAAATAATGATTTAACAAATTTAAACCAAGAGACTAGAAGCGTTGGTGAATATATTAAAACACTTGATACGAAAGTAGTATATAGTAATCCTAATAATATTCCAGAAGGAGATTACAAACCACCAACAACTTTTACTAGGTGCTTATCTAGAATTAACAGATATGTTCATGAAGGAATTGATGAAACAAAGTTAACTGGAAAACAAAAAAGAGATATACAAGCTATAATTGGATACTTGCATACTTATAGATTTTTACATCAAATTAATACATATCAAGACGAGAAGGAAAGAGAGCTTTTTGAGAGTAGCTTTATAAGATATACTTACGATAAAAATGATTTAACTCAAGAAGAAGTAGATCAATACATTGTTCTTGCTACAGAGGTTGTGATCTCTTCTAATATCCAAGAAACTATTCAAGCATTACAACTACAAATGGATGCTAATGTAGAGGCTGGAGAAAAAATCTCCATGTCTCTTGTTGAAGCTATTAGTACTTCTAGAAATGAATATAATCAATCCGTAAGTAGACAGCAAAAATTGCTTCAAGATTTAAAAGTTAAGAGAAGTGATAGATTAAGCAAACAAGTTAAAGAAAATGCCTCTATATTAAATCTTGTTGAATTATGGAAAGAAGAAGAGAGTCGCAAAGAAATGATAAGATTGGCTGAAATGAGAAAAGAGCTCTTATCAAAGGAAGTGGAAAGATTGAGTACTATTGACGAAATTAAAGCTAGAATTTTAGGCTTATCGAAAGATGAAGTCTTGAATGGATGAGATGCAAATTGAATGCAAAATTTGTAATCAATTATTTGCTGCAGATAAATTCTTGCATCTGCATTTAAAAGCTCATAAAATAAATACAGCTACTTATTATCAGAAGTATTTTCCAAGATATGATTTGCATTCTGGAGAAATGATTAACTTTAAAAATAAAGATCAATACTTTACTGACGACTTTAATAATAAAAATAATTTAAAAGCATATGTTAAGAATTTAGATCAAAGCAAATTACAAACATTTCTTACTGGTTTATTAAGTAAAAGAAAAGAACATAAGAATCTTATATATGCTCCGACTCAAGTTGAGCTAAGATCTTTAATAATGCCATCAATTGTTACATTTGATAAGTATAAATTAGACTATTATAGTATATGCAAATCTATAGGTCTTAAAAATAAATTTCAATCTTATAGTGGAGAGCAGTTTAATTTTGAAGAATCTGAAGATTATCAAATAATGGTTGATACTAGAGAACAGAATCCTCTTAGATTTAAATATCAACAGCAAGTGGCTAAACTAGATTTTGGAGATTATACATTAAATGATTTGCAAAAATGTTGTTTTACAGCTGTTGAAAGAAAAAATTTATCAGACTTTATTGGCACAATGAGTGCTGGCTATGACCGATTTAATAATGAAATAGAAAGAGCAAAGAATGCTAATTACTATCTAGTAGTACTAGTCGAAGAATCAATAAATGATGCACTTTCTTTTAATTATTTACCTCATATTTCAAAAAAAATTAAAGCTACTCCAGAGTTTATATTTCATAGAGTTCGAGAATTATGCCAAAAGTATGATAATATTCAATTTGTTTTTGCTGATGGTAGAAAAAGAACTTCAGAACTATTAATAAAAATTTTAACTGGTAATTGTATACATAAGAAATATGATTTGCAATTACTTGTTGATAAGGGTATAATCTAGTATGTGGTATTGTAACGATAAATATAAGAAAAATTTAGTTGACTTTAATAAAGAATTATTAAAAATTGAAGGTACAATGCTTGATAAGGAAGCTAAGATAAGTTTAGCTAAATTCTTAAGAGCAAATTTAGGCTTGACTACAGAATTGATAAGTGGAATTAAACTAGCTCCATATCAAGAAGTGACATTAAAAGGATTCTTTAATCGTAATTTTAATATGTGTGTTTGGGGTCGAGGTTGTTCTAAATCATTTATCGCTAGTGTTTATATTTTCTTACAATGTATATTTGAACCAAATTCTAAGATATTAATTGCTGGACCAACATTTAGAACTGCTAGAAATATTTTTACAAATTTAGAAAAGTTAGTAAATAGTAAAGAAGCTCAATTGCTTCAACAAGCTTTTGGAGTTAAGAGTAAAAGAAATGATTTATTTGAATGGGAAATTAATGGTGGAAATATTGTAGCTATTCCTCTTAATGGTGAAAAAGTTCGAGGATTTCGTGCTAATGTTCTTGTTCTTGATGAGTTTCTACTTATACCAGAAGAAATTATTAAAAATGTTCTAATGCCATTCTTGGTTGCTCCTCAGAATATGAAAGAACGTATTCAAATCAGAGAAATGGAAGATAAATTAATTGCTGAAGGGATGATGAAAGAAGATGAAAGAATGGTCTTCCCAAATAAGTCAAAAATGATAGCTCTTTCTTCTGCTAGTTATACATTTGAAAATCTTTATAAAACATATCAAGAATGGGTTGCTAATATCTATTCTGATGAAGCAGTTAAAGATGCCACATATTTTGTAAGCCAAATGGGATACGAATCTCTTCCAGAAGAAATGGTTGATAAAACTATTATTGAAGAAGCTCAGGCTGGTGGATTGAGTCATAGTGGTTTTTTAAGAGAGTATTGTGCTCAATTCACAGATGGAAGTGATAGTTACTTTTCAGCAAAGAAAATGCATGAATGTACAATTAAAGATGGTGAAAATCCGACTTCTAAAATTTATGGCGATAAAGACAAAAAATATATACTAGCAATTGATCCAAGTTTTAGTAATAGCCCAAGTTCAGATTATTTTGCTATGAGTGTTTTAGAGATTGATGATGAAAAGAAAGATTGCATTATAGTTCATTCTTATGCTGTAGCTGGTGGAGATCTTAAAGATCATATTTTATATTTTCATTATTTATTAAATAATTTTAATATAGAGATGATCATCATTGATAATGCTGGATATCAATTTATTGACTCTGCAAATGAAAATGAATTATTTAGAAAATCTGGAATTAATCTTAAATTTTTTGATGTTAATTCAGATGCAGAAGGAATTGAATATGATCTAATGTTAAAAGATGCAAAAAGACAATACAATAAAGAAACGAAAAGAATTTGTTTTAAACAAGTATTTACTACTGAATTTATTCGTAAAGGAAATGAATATCTTCAAGCAAGTATAGATCATAAGAAGATATGGTTTGCTAGTCGTATATCTGCAAATGGAGATTCTTTCGGAAGAGTCACTGGAAGTAATATCAATATAGAGAGTACTGGGTTTAATAATTTAATTGATTTTATTGAAAATCAAGATGATATGATTTATGCAACAAAAAAAGAATGTAGTTTGATTGAAGTTAAGAGTACTAGCCGTGGTCTTCAATCATTTGACCTACCACAACATCTTAAAAGAAATACTAGTGCTAATAGAGCAAGAAAAGATAGATATACTGCTCTTATGCTAGGAAATTGGGCAAGTAAGATATACTACGATATGACTAAAATTGAGAATAAAGTAGAAAATGATACATTTACGCCTATAATGTTAAAATAGGTGTAATATTTAAAAATAAACAAAAATGGCTAAAAAACTCCAAAAAGACGAAAAATTAACAAACTATACAACTGGTGAGCCTTTGATGGCAGTAGCAGGAATGAAGGAGATTAAGGCTTCTGATAAATCTAGAAGGAACAGATCTGCTACAATAGAAAGAACAGATAAATACGCTAATATTACAAATGGATTAATACCATTTAATAGATCTTCTACAAGTGTTTATAGTTCGTCAAATATGGACGTAAGAGATGCGGTCATCTTATGTCAAAAGGCTTATTATAATTTTGCAATATTTAGAAACACAGTAGATTTAATGACAGAATTTAGTTCTAGTAAAATTTACTTTAAAGGCGGAAGTCAAAAGAGTAGAGATTTTTTTGAAGCACTATTTAATAAAATTAATCTTTGGAGTTTTCAAGATAAGTTTTTTAGAGAATATTATCGTTCTGGTAATGTATTTATGTATAGATTTGATACAAGCATTAAAGAAGATGATTTAATTAAAATTACTCAAACATTTGGAATTAGTAAAGCTGCTTCTGTCACTTTACCAGCTAGATATATAATAATTAATCCAGCAGATATTCAAATTGCTGGAAATATTAGTTTCGTTACAAATAAATTTTATAAAGTATTAAGCGATTATGAATTAGAAAGACTTCGTAGCCCAAGAACAGAAGAAGATAAAGAAGTTTACGAATCATTACCTCAAGAAGTTAAAGATAATATTCAAAAGAAAGCTAATGTTGCAATTATGCCATTAGACTCTCATCGTTTAGTGGCTGTATTTTATAAGAAACAAGATTACGAGCCATTTTCTGTTCCGATGGGATTTCCAGTTCTTGAAGATATTAATGCTAAAGCTGAAATGCGTAAAATGGATATGGCAATTGCTAGAACAATGCAACAAGCAATTCTTCTGATAACAATGGGAACAGATCCAGATAAGGGTGGTATTAATCAAAAAAATCTTGAAGCGATGCAAGCTCTATTCCAAAATGAAAGCGTTGGAAGAGTTCTTATTGCAGATTATACAACAAAAGCTGAATTCGTTGTACCTCCAATTGCCGATCTTCTTGATCCTAAAAAATATGAAGTAATAGATAGAGATATTCAAATTGGTTTAAATAACATCCTTATTGGGAGTGAAAAATTTGCAAATACAAGCATTAAAGTACAAGTGTTTGTTGAAAGACTAAAACAAGCAAGAGAAGCTTTTATTAATGAGTTCCTTGCACCAGAAATTGTTAGAATGAGTAAAAGTCTTGGATTCAAAAATTATCCAACACCATACTTTGAAGATATAGACTTAAAAGACGATATCCAATATTCTAGAGTATATAATAGACTCATGGAACTCGGAATATTAACTCCAGAAGAAGGTCTTAAGGCTATCGAAAGTGGCAGATTACCAGACGCAGAGTCTTCAATTGAAAGTCAAAAGAAATATAAAGAGCTTAGAGATCAAGGGTATTATCTACCTGTTATTGGTGGAAATCAACAAGCTGGTGGTAGGCCAACTGGTAGCACTGGAACGCCTCAAGCGACAAAAAATGTAAGCCCTATTGGTACTGGTAAACAATCTAAAGCAGAATTTAGTGCTAAAAAAGTTGGAGAGAATTTTGTACTAGCCTCTAAACTAGAAGATCATGTCACAGATTTGATTAAACAAAAATTTAATATAAAGAAATTAAATAAACAACAAAAGAATATTGTAAATGATATTTCTAGAATGATTATATCGAATGAGGATTCTGCAGGATGGATCGAGAATGCTGCCAGTTACGTTGAAAATCCTATTGACAAAAATAAAAATAATGTAAATGAAGTAATTGAGATTGCTGAAAATCATCAAATAGACACTTATATAGCTAGCATATTAAGAAATAGTAAAGTTTAATTTAGCTTTTTAAAAAAAAGCTACACATAAAAAACTTAAAAATAAAAATTGTTAATAAGTAGATTTTTTTTACTTTTATTTTCTATAATAAAGCTGTAATATAAGATCTACTCTTGAAACATGAATAAATCTATACTAGTTAAAAAAAGAAATGGTGCGTCTGAAAAATTTGATATAGAAAAAATCAATAAGGTAATTAAATGGGCAATTGATGGTCTATCTGGCGTAAGTCTCACAGATATCGAAATAAACGCTAAAATTAATATGCATGAAGGAGTTTCTACTGAGGAAATTCATAAACTTATAATAGAGAGTGCAGCAAATTTAATTAGCGTAGAAAGTCCAAACTATCAATATGTAGCTAGTAGATTATTAAACTATCAATTGCGTAAAGATGTATGGAGGGGTAAGCATGCACCACGACTAATAGAATTTATACAAAATGGTATTAAAAATAAAATTTATGATGCAGTTATCCTAGAGAAATATACCGAGGATGAGATTAATAAGATGGGCGAATTTATTGATCATGAAAGAGATTTTATATTTACTTATGCTGGAATAAAACAATTATGCGATAAGTATTTAATTAAAAATAGAACAAATGGAGTAATTTATGAGACTCCGCAGTTTGCTTACTTATTAATATCTGCTTATGCTTTTATAAATTATCCAATAGAAACAAGAATAAATTATGTAAGAAAGTTTTATGACGCTATTAGTAAGCATAAAATTAATCTTCCAACACCAGTAATGGCTGGAGTAAGAACAAGTAGTAGAAATTACGCTAGCTGTTGTTTAATTGGAGTAGATGACACAAGGGAAAGTATTACAGCTAGTGCTACTGCTGTTAGTATGGCTACTGCTAATAGATGTGGTATTGGAATTGATGTAAGTAAAATTAGAGCTATTGGTTCTCCAATTAAAAACGGAGAAGTTGTTCATACTGGTTTAATTCCATTTTTAAAAATCTATGAAAGTAGCGTAAAGGCTTGGCAACAGAATGGATTGAGAGGTGGTAGTGCAACTTGTAATATTCAATGGTGGCATTACGAGATTGAAGATATTATTGTTTTAAAAAATAATGCTGGAACAGATGACAACAGAGTTCGTAAACTTGATTATACTGTTGGCATGAGTAAACTATTTTATGATAGAGTATTAAAAGATGAAGATATTACTTTATTTAATAATGCAGAAGTTCCAGAACTTTATGAAGCATGGGGTACAAAAGACTTTGATAAAGTATATAAAGAGTGTGAATCTAAAAAATTAAAGTTAAAAAAGAAAGTATCTGCTCGTAAATTATTTTCTCTTATAGTTAAAGAGAGAGTTGAGACTGGTCGTATTTATATTCTTAACGTAGATCATGCTAATGAACATGGAGCTTGGTCTGATAAAGTTACGATGAGTAATCTTTGCACAGAAGTTATTCATCCTACTATTCCATTAAATGATTATAATGATAAAGATGGTGAAATTGGAATGTGTATTCTTTCAGCAGTAAATATGTTAGAAATTAAAAATTGGCAAGATCTTGAAAAGACATGCGATCTTATCGTAAGATTTCTAGAAGAAATCATTGAGCTTCAAGACTATTTTAATATTGCTGCTGAGAATTTTGCTAAAAAGCGTAGAAGTCTTGGTATTGGAATTACTAATCTAGCTGCTTTTCTTGCTAAGAATGAATTAAAATATTCAAATGATAAATCATTATCAGTAATTGATGAATGGATGGAGCATTTTCAATACTATTTATTAACCAGTAGCATGGAATTAGCTAAAGAAAAAGGCAGATGTGAGAAGTTCGATCATACAAAATATTCTAAAGGTATATTACCAATTGATACATATAAAGATAAAGTAGATGAAATTTGCAAAAGAAAATTATCACTCGATTGGGAAAAGCTAAGAAAAGATATTAAAGAATTTGGATTAAGACATTCAACTCTTTCTTCTTGTATGCCCTGTGAAAGTAGTTCTGTTATTCAATCTTCTACCAATGGAGTAGAACCAATTCGTAGTCTTATTACTTACAAAACAAGTAAAATGGGTAAGCTTCCAGTTATGGTTCCAGGAATCGGCAAGTACGATGAAAATTATGAACTAGCTTATGAATTAAAGGATAATACTGGATTGCTTAAAATTAATGCAGTTATTCAGAAATATATTGACATGGCTATATCAACTAATGTATACTATAATTATAGTCATTATGAAAACAATATATTACCAGATGCAAAAGTCATGAAAGAATTAATTTATGCTTATAGTCTTGGTTTGATTAGTCTTTATTACAACAATACAGACGACGGAGATAAAGAACAATCACTTAATCAAAAAGAAGATAGAGATTGCTCAAGTGGTGCGTGTAAACTATAGTCCATGAAAACAGTATTAAACTTTAAAAATGTAGATACTACAAAACAACCATTATTTCTTGGTGAAGATCTTAATCTTCAAAGATATGATCGTTTTAAATATCCAGTATTTTTTGAACTATTTAAAAAGCAAAATGAAAATTTTTGGTGGCCTCATGAAATTGCTCTTGGTAAGGATAGGAGCGATTATAAAAATTTAACCGATACAGAAAGATTTGTATTTGATAGTAATTTAAGATTTCAAACTCTTGGTGACAGTATGCTTTCTCGTAGTATTCATTCGCTTAAAGATTATGTAAGTAATCCAGAACTTGAGATTTGTATGAATACTTGGGCTCAATTTGAAGGCATTCATAGCTATTCTTATTCTTATCTCTTGAATAATGTATATCCAGATGCAACTAAATTTTTTGATAGTATTATGGAAGATAAAGAAATTACAAGTCGCGCCGAGTTAATTAGAAATAATTTTGATAAAATCCTTGGTGATGATGATAAGAAAGATGTTAAACAAAAGATTTTTGATGCAATTCTTTCTATCAATGTAATGGAAGGTCTTGTATTTTACGTTTCTTTTGCTTGTTCTTTTTATTTTGGATATCGTGGTAAGATGGAAGGTAATTCTAAAATTATCAAATTCATTCAAAGAGATGAAGCACTTCATTTTGCTGTAAGTCAAAATCTTCTTAAGATTCTAAAAGAAGAGGATAAGGAAGGCTTTACTTCTATCGTTAAGAAAAGCGAAGATAAAATATATGCTTTCTATGAACAAGCTGCAAAAAATGAATGCGAATGGTCACAATATTTATTTAGCAAAGGTAATCTATTAGGATTAAATCCAGAAGTTCTTGATGGATATTCTAAATGGCTTTGTGATAATAGATTAAGAAGTATTGGTTACAAGAAGATATTCAATCAAAAAGATAATCCTATTGGTGGTTGGCTTGATAGTTACTTGGATAGTAGTAAGGTACAAGTAGCTCCTCAAGAAACAGAGATTTCTAGCTATAAAGTAGGAGCAAGAAAGACTGATATCTCTGATGATGATTTTGGTGATTTAAAGCTATAATAGTTATCTGAAAAAGTGTAAATATCTATGTGAATTTAGATATTAACATATTATTTAATTTGATTTTAGGGGCATTGTCCTTTTTAGGTGGTTGGTTATTTACTAGAGTTTTCTCTTTATTTGATAAGCAAGAGAAGTTAATGAAGGAATTGAATGATAAGACATTTAGCGATTTTATAACTTTAAGAAAAGAGCTAGAAGCAGAGAGTAGAAAAAATGAACAAGATATAGCAGATCTTGCTTTAAAAGTAAGTACAACTTATGCTACTAAAGATACCGTAGAAAATGCTATGGAAAAGATTGAAGATAAGCTAGATAGAAACTTTGATTTGATTCAACAGTATTTTTTCGATAAAGATTAATTTAGCTGTAATAGCATAAGTGACAGTAACTGATAAAGATATATCTTATCTTTCTAAAAAACTTAATCTATCTGAGGAGAAGACCCTCTGTTTGATTGATGATCCAGAAGCAGTAGAAAAAATTTTAATAAAAGTAGCACAAGAAGATTTGCATGGTGGTGAAGTACTGGACATTAGTTTTCCGCTTTATACATGTTTATGCATTTTAAAATATAGTGAAGATTTAAAATACGATTTCAATGAGAAGGAATATATTAGTGACACTATAAGCAAAAAGTATCCTACAATAAGTAAGGATAAGCTTGAAGAAGAATTTATTTTAAATATAAAAAAGAATGAAGATACTGCTCAATACTTTACTGTGTTCTTAGGATTTTTTCATAAAAAATTGGATAGACCAAGAAGGTGCTATCCAGATCAAAAGATTTATTATACTATAGCTAAAGAAGGTTACAAGAATTCAAACCGAGAGAATATAGCTTATCATTTAAATAATTGGATTAAAGTCTTAAGAAGAATCAATACTGAAATTTGGTTCTAAATCTTATCTTAATTATTATACTTTTCTTTAATATCCCATAGAAGACTTTCCCTCATATATAATATTGAGGTCGTATCTAGTATATAGTCCCTACTTTTCTTTTAACTCCCATTTTCCTCTTGCGAGGAAACAGACTACGGCATTTATAGAGGCGAGGTGGCTTACCTCTGTTACATTGCCGTCCCTTACAGCCACACATTAATTCCCAAGCCATCTTATGCACAAGGGAAGTTTTCATAGTCGCAAGTCTTCACAGCGTTGCTATCTCTTGGAACTATATACTAAATAGTTTTCTATAAAACTATCAAAATTGCCTATAATTAGAAGGCTATGTCAATAGGTTATAATACTATTCTTTTTGGAGTTTGTCAAATATTTTTATATAATATTTTCATGGAACTTATTAAGAATCAAGCTTCTTGGACTAAATTCACAAAGCTTAAAGCAAAAAGCTATAATTTAGAACAGGATAAAATTGATAAAAATTTTAAACCTCAAGAGTTTCCTTGTTTAGCTCAATCATATATAAATTCAGATGTTAATGGTTTAAGATTAAAATTCGTATTCGCTTATAAAAAAGATTGTCAAAAACTATTAAGTAAAGTATAATCTGTGTAAGATCGTTTGTAGTTCTTTCTCATTGGGCCCGTACTGGTTTCGATTTTAAGAATTGAAATTAGAATGCAAGTAGAGTTGAAGTGGACTCTATAAACAACTTCAAACACTTAACTGCCAAATCAGCTAAGTTAAAAGGTAGCTTCTCATTGAGAGTTTCTCACAGTAAGAAGCACCTAATCGCAGCCTAAAAATCTGCGACCTGTTATCTACGACACATCTACTAGAATAATGGGTATTTAGATGTATATCTTTAAATCCTTTTTATTTAATTTTTAAAGATATTATTTAGGGTGAATATAACTAAGGTCATATTTATTATTAAATAAATAGCTATAGCCCAATTGCTTATTCGACACTATAGCGAAATAACGGAATAAGCTAAACTTGTAGTATTTTAATTTAACTTTTTAAAAGACAGAGGTTCAATTCCTCTCGGGTCCAAGTTAAATAACATATTAGTCTTAATTTTGTGTAATAATAGTATTATGCCAAAGATTTATAGATACGAAGGTTTTGAAAATGTAGGTTTAATAGCAAATGCTGCTACAAGTGGAACAATAATTAATGCACCTGGAGTTGGATATAGTATATACCTTCTTGGAGCAGCAGCATTTAGTACTCAAAGATTTCAAGAAAACAATGTATCTGGAAGTACAATAATGCAAATGGATAGTGGAATAGCAGACTTCCCAGCGACAATAAAAGTAGCAGAAAATACAGCGGTTTACTCAGTAAGCTCTCAACCTTCTTCTCTTTTTTACTATATAGATAATGCTTAAAGGTGTAATAATAATATCATGACAAAATACTTTAGAGAAGCAGGATTTGAAAGCGTAGCTCAAGTTGCACACTCTCTTTTATCTGGAGTAGTATTATCTGGTCAAGGAGTAAATACAACAACTTATATATTAGGGGCAAATGCTCACGCAAATACAACATTAAAAGAAAATAATAATAATGGAGCAGTAATAGCATATCTTCCAGCAGGAAACAATAATTTCCCATGTACAATACAAGTAACTGGAAATAAGCATATATTCACTACTGCAAATGATGCAGTTTCTTTATTCTATTACGTTGAATAATTTATGAAAAAACTAGAAATCGATTTTAGTTCTAGTATAGCTAAAAAAGGCAAAGCTCCACTTAATAAACCATTTAGACTTCCTTCTGGTAGTAAAAAGAAATTTGGAGTTTACGTTAAAAACGATAAAGGAAATGTTGTTAAGGTTACTTTCGGTGATCCAAATATGTCAATTAAAAGAGACAATCCAGAAAGAAGAAAAGCATATAGATCAAGACACGGTTGCGATAATCCTGGTCCAAAATGGAAAGCCAATTATTGGAGTTGTAAAATGTGGAGTGCTAAACCAGTTAGTAAAATTACTGCAAATGAAGATGAGGTTACTTTTGAGATTGATGTTCAAGCAAAAAATAAAGGTCTTTGGTATAATATTCAGCAAAAGAAAAAAAGAATGGGTAAAAATTATCGTCCAGCAAAACCAGGATCAAAAGATAGGCCAACTCAAGAAGCTCTTAAAAAAGCACAAGGCTCAGATTATGAAAATGAAAATTATGAATGGGATGGCGAAACAGAATTTGATCAAATTGAGATTTTAAAAATAGATCAAAATCTTGCTCAAGCAGAAGAAATGGAAGATCCAGCAGATGAGCTAGAAGATTATAAAGAAGATTTTTATGGAATGATAGTTGGATCAATCAATTCTATTTATCAACATGCAAAAAATGTTATGGACAAAGTCAATGATCCAATGGTAAAAGAAAATCTTACAGAACCATTCTTACAACAAATGGCAGCTCTTGCAGAAGATTATATGATAACAATTCATAATTATGTAATGTTTAACAAAGAGAATAAAGAACCTGAAGAGATGGAGATGGAAGAGAATGAGGCTTCTATGATGTTCAAAGTTGGTGATAAAGTTAAGAATGTTAACGCTATGTGCAAACATTATGGTAGCGAGGGAATAGTTAAAGAGATTCGTGATCTTCCAGAAGATATGGGTTATGCAGTTATATATGAATGCACAAATGATGGCGCTACTTGGAAAAAAGGCGATATGCTTGGCAAAACAGAAATCCAACTGACTAAAATAAAAGAGGATGACAAAAGTATTAAGTAAACTTTGGAATTGGAAAACAAAAACATTATCTGTTGGGCTCGCTTTAATCGTATCTTGGATCTCCTGTTTAAAAATTGGTTTTGAATTAAAAAAACATTATTCAATAACAAATCTTCCTAATTCTTGCTTTGTTGATGCAATGATTTATGCTTCCAGATGCAATCTTCTTTTAGTAACTACCTCAGATTCTTGGAATAGTGTTTATGGTTTTACCTTTGGCTATAAAGATGACAAAGAAGCTATACTTGGTCATGCGGTTTGCGTTTTTGAGTATAATAATAACTTATGGATGTACGATCCTAATTGGGGAACATCTCCTGTATGCAAAATTGGAGACAGAAAACAATACAAAGAAAAAATAAAGTTGTATATAAACAAAACTTACCCTATAATAGTAATAGAGGATTTTATGTTAAATGATTGGACATATGTTCAAAAAACAAAGAAAAATAAAATGAACAAAACTTATCAAGAGGTGTCTATACATTTAGATGAAGACAAGAAGGAGTAAACTAATATCATGAAAATAAACCTACTAAAAAGGTTACTAAAAAATACAACCGCAACATTGATTGCGGTTTTTTTATGCTCAAATCTAGCAAAATCAGAAGTAATTTTTACTGAAAATTTTGAAGATGGTTCATGGGATGGATTTAGTGCATATCCAGCAGCTAATACATCAGTATTAACTTCTGGCGATCAAATATATGGCGCTCCAACAACTGGTGCAGTTGGAACATATATTGTAGCTCCAGAAGGATTTAAGTCTGGTAAAATGTGGCCACTATATTGGTCTCCTGGAAATGTTACAACATCTAATAGTATAATTTATAATGATTATTATGATCCAGCTGGATGGGTTCCATACTTACAAGGACAACAAATGAAATTATCTATGGATATTTATATTTCAAGTTATGATCAAATTCAAGCAAGTACTGGAGCATTTATGTATGCGAAATTCTTCAATCAAGATTATTCATACTATTATGATTGGGCTTCAGTTTTAATGTCGATTAAAGATACTCCTTTAGACACTTGGACATATA